GTCGGGCAGGTTGCGCTTGTTGATGGCGTAGACGTTAAAGTCGAGATTGACACCGTTACAGATTCAGATGATGATTTTATCATTACCACTAAATCAGATCATGACCTAACACGCGATCCGTTAATAGCTGTTGAGCATGTTGATATAACGGGATGGTCTGATATTCAAATAAACGGCCATCACATATTAATTAGTGTTGATAATCGTCGTACATTTAAAATCAAATTACTTGACTCATTTGGGGCGGTAAATCCTAAATCATATCTATTACAAAAACGCGGTATATCCGATTATTACAACGTAGCAACCGTTATAGATGCTGACAGATTTACCGTTTTGCTAGCTACTACTTACCCGATTGACTTTACATCTAGTGGCACAGTTGCGCACAGCTTTAGGATTACCGGTTCAGTAGATATTGAGCGGTATTTGGGCGCGTATACTGAGGTGCAAAAAGACAAGTACTGGCTATGCGTGATAATGGGTGACGTTGACATCTCAAAGGATCGAAGCGTTGGCGATGATTCAGTATCACCTATTTATCCGGAGTATCGTGATGATGTTAAGCTCAGGCAGATAGAAAAGCTAAACGTCTATGCTTTTATCCCATCATCATTTGAGAAAGCGGGCAGGCAATCAAGAGGCGATATTGAAGATGTTAGAATTGCACTTTACAAATCTCTTGTTGGATTTCAGCCACCCAGTGATTACGTAGAAAGCTACCTAAGTGCATTATCTCCAACGGGTGACGGCTACTACGCATATTTAACCAAGGTCGCTTCCTATATTCATAGATTCGATTTTGAGGTATTATTAGACCTGGGTATTGAAAATTTCTTTACCTCGGTTGATGATGTCGCGTTTAGAGATATTAATATGGATCTAGCCCTTGCGCTGGGCAGCGAAATTGAATCAATTGACAATCAAATCGATTTGGATGAAAAACCACTATGAAGAAAACAGTTTATATAAATCACCCAGAGCTTAAAAAGCTTCACGGTGACATTGTGCAAGTGGAGTTTAAGGGCAAAACCCCTGCAACTCTATACTGGCGCAATAAGTTTAAAGATGCCGTTATTGATAAATCAGTAACACTAACAAAACCGAAACAACAAAAGGATGCTAAATAATGGGTGATAGTACAGTTAATCAACCCGCTATTATCGCGCAGATTTTATCAGCAGATATAGCAGTTACAAATGCAGCTCAAAAAGTTTTAATGGTATTGCCTAAATTAGCAGCTGGTTCTGCTGTTGGTGGCGAGCTACAAGAAAATATCAACGCTGATAAATCAAGCTGGCGTGGGCTTTTTGGTAGTAACGGCATTGCTTTTAATGCTATCGATTCATTTAAACAGATTAATAAATCAACATGGCTTGACGTTATTGCCCTTGATGCTGATGCAAACGCAACCGCCGCAAATGGCGCGTTTGCATTCAAAGGCACTGCAACTGCTGATGGTATCTTTACCGTGTCGGTATGTTCTGCATCTAATTATCAGTTTAAAGTTGAAATTTTAGATACAGACACGGCCCTCATTGCAGGCGATAAGTTAGTTGCTGCAATAACTGCAAATACTGACATCCCAGTTTCTGTCGCGAATGTTACTGGAGTTGTTACCATTACGGCGCTGGATTTGGGCAGTGAGGGCAACGGTTTAACGCTTTCGAGTGTCGGTTCTGCAACGGGCTTAACAATGACTGTTGTTGCAATGTCTGGCGGCACATTAGCTTCGGACGTAGCAGGTGTATTTGATATTGTTGGCGCAACTCGCTATCAAACTATCGTTTATCCTGAGTCTTTTGATTTATCAGAGCTAACCGATTTCCTTGAGGCAAGATGGCCAGCAAATAAAGCGATCACTGACGGGCAAGGTATTGTGTCAACAATTGATACTCACGCTAATTTACTAGCCCTTGGTAACTCGCTAAACCTTAAAACGCTTTGTATGTTTGGTCAGCGACGTGTAACAGTTGGTGGGCATCAAGGTAGTGCACTAGTTGAGATTAACATTGTTCGATCTTCACGTATTGCGGCATTGCGTGCATTGCGATTAACTGCTGGCGAGCCTATTGCTCATGTAGTTACTGCAACTTACGGCGGGCTTGATGCAATTGGTGGTCCTGCAATGGCGTCATTTCCATATTTCAACACGCCCATTGCCGCATCATCACTAGTTGTCCGAGTGCATGGATTTGATGATACTGAGCAAGAGCAATTAAAAACTGCTGGAATTGCGTTTGAAGGAAACAACACGACGCGAACAAGTTTGCTGTTAGATGAAGTTGTTACAACGTACAAAACTGATTCAGCCGGCAATGATGACGTTTCATTCCAGTTGTTAAACTATGTTGACACAGGCTCAAATGCCCGTGAATACATGTTTAACAACCAAAAGAAGCGATACACGCAATCACGATTAACTGAAGGTGATTTGATCGGCGGCCGAACAATGGCTAATGAAGCATCAATCCGCGCTTATTTGGTAGAGCTTTACACTGACTTATCAGGCGAAGATTTCGTATTGACGCAAGCTGGCGAAGAGGCACTTTTATTCTTCAAGGCTAATTTAACCGTTGTTGTTGAATTATCAACCGGCACTGTAACCGAGACTTTCAAAACGCCGATTGTCACGCAGTTACGTAATATTTTCCAAACGCAGCAAATCGCGTTTAGTATCACGGAGTAAATAAAATGGTAGCTATTACTAAACCTGGCATTGTTGTAAACGGTGCCGCAATTAAAATCAAGCCTAACTCAGTTAAGTTTAAAGAGGGCTTTGGTAATACAAAAGTTCGCCCGCAAACTACTGGTGGCGGTAATGTTGACATGGTGCCAACTGAAGATATTGAGACGAAGATTGGCATGATTTCATTTACCATGCTTGCAACTGTTGAAAATATCGACGCTAAACGAGCATGGCAAGCTCAACCTGGCGCTAACACTGTGCAAATGGTACAGGGCGGCTTCTCACGTACATTAAAACTAGGTACGATTGAAGAGGATCCAGAAATGCAAACGGGAGTTGATGGTGAGTTTGAAGTTTCATTCTCAGGCACTCAGTTAGTTTAATAAATTAGCCCTGTGTAATGCACGGCGTTTATTGCTATAATCAGTTAACGCCGTGGAAAGCGTAATAACAAAGGGTATAAAGATAGTCATTATTTAAGTTGAGCCACCTTTGCGGCTAATTTCCACCAACTTTGATAGTGACTTTTTTTGTGAGGATTTATGAAAGATTTAATAGAAAACAAGCCATTTATTTTACTTGAGCCTGTCAAGGACTCAAACGGCGAAAACACAACAATTATTCAGCTTAATGGGTTTCCTAAAAAAGCATGGAAGAAAACAGCTAAGTTACGAAGCGCGCTATACGGGTCATTCATGGAAGCTAACATGAAAGGCTTGATGGGTGGTGGTGACAAAGATAAAAAAGATGACGAAGATAAAAAAGATGACGAAGGTATTGACGGTAAATCATTAGCTACAATATTAATGATGACTGAATTTGATATTGAAGTTAACACTGACCGATTTCAAAAGCTTGCTACTGACTTTGATCTGCTTTCTGTCAATGAGCAGTCATTTACAATCGTACAGTGGCATAGTTTAGATGATATGGACTTAGAGCGTATTATGTATGAGTACTTAGCGGTTTTTTTGTTCCCTTCGGCGATGAAGATGATTCAAGATTAGATCTTATTATGTACCGCGTCATTAGATTTTTTAAGGGCGCGATAACAATAGATCATGCTGAATCAATGCCGTTAAGCAAACTGATAAACGCTTCAAGCTATGCAAGTAGGATATCCAAAGAAGAAGAAGCAGCGGTTAATAAGACTCGTTAATATGCGGGGCTTTTTTATATTCGCGTTAAACTGATATAATATAAAATCAATCAAGAGGAGGCTTTAATGAGCTTTAACATATCCTACGTTTATCAGGCAATTAACAAGTTTTCACCCGCCACTAAGGCGATGAAAAAAGATAATGACGCCCTAAATAAATCAATAAAACTATCCGCAGTTGCATCAAGAGCAGCATCAAGAGCGCAACAGATATTAAAGCGTGCAGTTGCATCTACAGGTTCAGCGATGAGAAAGGCAACTTCCGAAGCAAGGGCGATGGCTGGCGAACTTAGAAAGTCAAATAATGTACTAGGTGATGTTATTGGTAAAATGACGGAGGTAGCCGCTACCGCCGCAATTGTTATCTTCCCAACTAAACACGCAATGGCATTCGAGGACGCGATATCCAACGCCACAAAAAAAATGGATGACGCAGGAAAGGGGACTAAAACTTTTGAGCGAATAAAGAAGGAGGTATTGGAGCTTGCGTCTGCATCAAATAAAACAGCGGTTGAAATAGCGGGAATATACAGTGCCGGTGCGTCGGGTGGCTTTTCTGATAAAAAACTAAAAGCTTTTGCCGATTTAACATTGAGAGCGTCAACAGCTTTTGATATGGCGACAGAGGAAACAGGCGACGCGCTAACCAAGATTAGCGGTCAAATGAACATACCCATCAGTGAAATGACCGCTGTTGCAGATACCGTAAACCATTTAGCCGACAGCCTTGCAAATGTTAAAGCGAATGAGCTTTTAAACGTAGTTGGACGCGCAGCGGGTAATCTAGCAGCCCTAAAAATTACAGGCGAGCAATCGGCGGGGTTTGCTGCGTTCGCATTGCAAATGACAGGATCCACAGAAGTAGCCGGCACATCATTGAGGAATTTACTTGGGGATGTTAGAAAAATAGGGCAATCAAGCCCGTCTATAAATTTAGCGCTCAAAAATAACCCAACAAAAGCAATACAAGACATTATAAATAAAATTAAAGGCATGAGCAAAGATGCTCAATTTGATTTTATCACTAAAAACTTCCGTGAGGATTCTGCGCAATTAATGCTAAAAGCAGTCGCCAATACTGACAAGCTATCAAAGGCAATTGAGACAGCGTCAAATAAAACAAAGATTGCTGGCAGTCTTCAGCGGGAATTCGACGCTGTGATGAACAGGTCATCATCAACGATGACAGTTAACATAACGAAGATGAAAGAGATCTCTATTGTGATTGGCACTGCGATGCTTCCAGTTGTTGACGCGCTGTTTTCTTCGCTCGGATATGTAGCTGAGGCGCTCATGTTCTTATCTCCACTACTGGAAGTGCTAGCTCCAATATTGGCCGTTTTAGTTATAGCTATTGTCGCTACTAAAGCAGCAATGCTCGCAGCCTCTGTCTCAATGTATTTATTTGGCTCTGGTACGGTAGCGGCTAAAATTGCACTTTTCGCCCTTAAAGCGGCTTTGCTGGTAGCAAAAGGGGCAATGATTGCTTTTAATATTGTGGCCAATATGAACCCTTTAGGGCTAGTTGTTATCGCAGTAACTGCGTTGTCAGCTGCCATTTACCTTGCGTATCAGCACTTTGAATCGTTTAGGGATATAGTTGACTCAGCATGGGCGTCTGTCAAAGGTTTTTTTGGTGGCGATGAAGAAAAAACCGTCACGATGAATATTAAAAAGAATAGCTCAGCGGTGTCGGAAGCAGCTGGAGCTAGCCCGATAAACGGCGCGGCAAATAGTTCTAGTAATGCAATAACAGCAAACGTTAACAGTCGCACTGCCATTGATTTAAACATCAGAGACAAAGGGAATAATGTTGAAAAAGTTAGTGATTACACAAAATACAGCGCAATGAATACATACAAGGTGATGGGATAATGAGCGAACTTAATAAATTATATACAGCATCATTCAAAGGTATAAGCTTTCTTGAAATCGAGGACGAGAAAGAAGCGGGCGGTATAAAATACGTCAAGCACGAGTACCCGCTTAGCAATAGGCGATCAATTGAATCTCTCGGATTGCAACTGCCAGATTTCACAGTTAAATGCATGTTTAGGGGCGAGAACTACAGAAACGATAGAGACAGATTTAGGCAAGCAATAACAGATGGCGAGTCTGGCATCCTTACAAGCCAATTTAAAGGCAAGCAAAACGTTAAGGCTTTGAGTTACGAGCTGGAAGAGTCAACCGATTCTATCGGGTCATGCACGTTTACAGTTAAGCTATCTGTTGAGTCTCAAAGCGGGGCGATTGCGCCAAGGGAAGTAGCAAAAACTCAGCGCATAGTTGAAGATCAGAAAGAGGTTATCACTACGCAAATAGAATCTGATTTTGTTGAGGGCTACGAAGTGCCAGATAATCCTGTTGAACTTGATTCTATGCTCGATAAAATGAACTCTTTTTCATCAGAAATTAGCGCGGCCGCTCAAGTGTTTACGCCGGCGCTTGATAATATATTTGCGCTTGAGTCTGCTTTGAATAACTTTCAGTCTAGCTTATCCTCGTTAATATCTGCGCCGTTAGAGCTGGCGAGCGCCGTTACCGGGTTAATAGAGAAAACAAGAAACATTCTTGACTTGCCATTAGACCAACTTGGACAGCTTGAATCAATGCTGGGATTTGGCAGTGATGACCATGAAAGCAAGAATGACACAATCAACCAGAATAGAGCGGCTAGTAATGCGTTAATACAAACTCAAGCATTAAGTCTATCTTATGAGTCAATCATGCGGGTTGATTTTGATAGTGCTGATGAAACACAAGAGAAGCAAGATAAATTAGATATTGCGCTTTCTGGCCTCGAGAAGGGGATAGGCGCTTATGATTTTGATGCCGGTGTAACTTTAATTATCACAACATCAACGCATAAAGAATTAATAACACAGCGCACAAACACAGTTGAATTAATCAATCAGGATAAAGGCGACTTACTCAATACTATTATTGTTAACACAACTCTGATGAGCTTAAGCAGGCTGGTTTATACTTATACAGGAAGCCTTGATACAATAACCGCCGTTAGACGAATCAACGGCATAGTAGGCGGTATTGTAGAGGGCGAGGTTAAGTTATTGGTTAGGTCTGTTTGATTAAATTGGCGTTAC